TAAAACAACAATAAAAAGGAAACAATAAACATGAACGAAGTAGCAAAAAAAGAAAATGCAGGTGCATTGTCTACGAACTTATTCGAGGCTGATGCAAATGCTGGCTCTCAGAACATGACGCAAGAAGACCTTGCGTTACCATTTCTGAAAGTTTTAGGACAACTATCTCCGGAAGTTAATAAGAGGGATGGGAAATATGTTGAAGGTGCAGAACCTGGCATGATTCTCAACACTGTCACAAACGAAGTTTTTGACGGAACTAAAGGAATAGATGTGTTGCCAGTATTCTACGAAAGAAAATACGTAGAATGGCAAGACAGAGGTGAGGGCAAAGGTGCTCCAGTAGCAATTCATAATGCCGATAGTGACATTGTGAGTACGACTACTAGAGACAAATCTTTTAAAGATCGTTTACCTAACGGTAATTATTTAGAAAACACTGCAAATCATTTTGTAGTTGTTCTAGGTAAGAGTCCACAGACTGCGTTGATTTCTATGAAAGCGACTCAATTAAAAATTAGTCGTAAGTGGAATTCAATTATGATGGGGATTAAAATGCCAGGTAAGAACGGTTTATTCACACCGCCAACTTACAGCCACATTTATAATCTAAAGACTGTTCAAATGTCAAATGACAAAGGAACATGGTTTGGATGGGAAGTGTCTAAGGTAGGTCCAGTTACAGATAAATCTGTGTATGAAATTGCAAAAGGTTTTGCTGAAAGATTAGGCAAAGGCGAAGTGCAAGTCAAACATGGAAGTAACGAAGACAAACAGGATACTCCATACTAATTCCTAGGAGCAGGCGGGGAAGCGAGAGTGGAACCGCCTGTTAAAATTTTATGTCGGTAGAAAATTTTAAAAATATATTTAAAGGATTAGAACGTGCTCATGGTTGCACTAAAGTAAGTACACCTGCTGAAAACGGTGTTAAGTTAAAAGGACAATCATTCATAGTACGTCAACCAGTGACCACGGAACTGTGGACCATGCATTTAAATGGTACTCAAAGTCTAGGTACAATTCCAATTAACGAAGATAATCAATGTGTGTGGGGCTGTGTAGATATAGATTCATACGCAGGATTTGATCACAAAAAATTAATAGATAAGATAAAACAATTCAAACTGCCTTTGGCTGTGTGTAGGTCAAAGAGCGGAGGGGCACACGTCTTTCTCTTCTCCGAACAACCGGTAGCAGCAGAAAGAATGAGAGATAAACTAACAGAAATAAAAACATTACTAGGATACGGCGGATCAGAAGTTTTTCCAAAACAAATACAATTAAAATCAGCAGATGACACAGGAAATTTTTTAAATTTACCATACTTTAATGGTGATAACACAACACGATATGCATTTAAAGAAGATGGATCAGCTGCTACACTAGAAGAATTTTACACAATATACAACAACGTTAAACAGACAGACATTACAAAAATTAAAATAGAAAGACCACAATCAGAATATTCTGATGCACCGCCATGCATAGAACTTATGGCTATGAATAAAATACCAGAAGGTGGTAGAAACAATTCTATGTTTCACTTTGGTGTGTACGCTAAAAAGAAATGGCCAGCAGAATGGAAAAGTAAGATGACTTTGTTTAATGCAACAGCTTCAACTGTACCACTTAGTGAGTCTGAAGTAGAAATAATTAAACGTCAGCACGACAAAAAAGAATGGGGTTACAAATGTAATGATACACCTATGTGTAACCTGTGTGATAAAAAATTATGTAGAGAAAGAAAGTTTGGTATTGGTGAAGA